TGACTCACTTTAGATACCTCACAATAATTACTCCTGAACCACCAGCACCGCCGGAAGTTCCACCTAAACCAGAAGCTCCACCGCCACCGCCTGAACCAGTATTAGCTACACCAGAATCAGCCGTAAGTTTAGTGTTGCTTCCACCGCCACCACCACCGCCGAGACCACCAGTAGATTGTGTGCTATCAGGGTCTTGGCTTCCACCGCCACCGCCTCCTGCAATATAACCACCAACGCCTAAGCCTGTTACTGATAAACCAGTGCCTAACCATGTTGCGTTTGTATAAGTATAAACTCCTTCGCCGCCGTTTGCGCCAGCTTTAGTTGTTGGGGTCGCTGGAGTAGCACCTGCTCCACCACCGCCACCACAACCTTCTTGGAATTTACCTGCTCCACCTGCAAAACCTTGTCCAGAAGTAGCAGCACCGCCAGGAGTATTGTCATAACCACCACCGCCACCAGAACCACCAGATCCTGCGTTTGTATTTGCTGGTGGTCCCCCACCAACGTAATAAGAACCTACACCGCCACCAACGCAAGTAGTGAGTGAACCAAATTTAGAATCATTACCATTTGTCGCGCTAACTGAACCACTAGTTCCACCAGCGCCTATTGTGCAAGTGTATCCAGTAGTAGTTAGTGATTGAGAAGCAAAACCTAGAACACCACCTGCTCCACCACCGCCACCAGCTCCTGTTCCGCCGCCACCACCGCCAGCAACAACAAAAACGTCAACCGTTAAAGATTGTAAAGGCGTGAATGTTCCGCTAGAAGTGAATGCGTGATACCAGTGAGTAGCATCGCTTGTGATTGTTCCACCAGTTGCTTTTCCTGCCGCAACTCTTTGGGAAGCAATAATTCCTAGAATGGGTGTCATTAGGACAGGTCGCCAACAATCGTAAAAATGTTGCTTCCAGTGCAGATAATTGTGCAAGCTGAATAACGGGCGCGAAGAGTTGGAGCGCTGGCAGTTGCTCCTGTTGAAGTAATGGTTACACCTGCGCCTTGAGCAAAAGAGGTCAAACCAACGCCGATTGATTGCACGTTAATAGTGTTACCAGCTGCAAATACTGATGGTGGAATTGTTACTGTAACGGCAGAAGCGTTTGATGTTGTAACTAACTTGCCTAAGTCGCCTGCTACTAAAGTGTAGGTAGTTCCTGTCTGGGCATTAAATGCAAGAGTTGTATCGTCTTGTTCAGTCCAAACGAAATCAAGATCAGTGCCAGAGTTCTTAGCCAATACTTGACCAGTCGTTCCGCCTTTGAGATCAACGAAAGAGGTGTCAACGCCGCCTAGGGCAGTGCGAATAGCAGCTGCGCCATCTTTGACTAAATCTGTATCGTCTGGAGTTTCCCAGCCGAAGTTTGTTGTAGTTGCCATTAGTTCTCCTTAAGCCACAATTGTAGCATTTAGCCAGTCTAGGGTTGGGTTGATTGTGTTCCATGTTTCGACCGCTGGAACCGTAGTCCATCGGAATGCTCTTAGGCTATAAGCCAGTGGTGAGACAGTTAAGGTTAATTCTAAAGTGTTGTAGCCAGCGCGAAATGTCCAGCCTTCCACGAATCCCTGAAATTCTCCATCCGCTACGTTTGGCGGTAAATCTGTAATGTTTAGGGGTAAGCCCATGAATACCTTAATCAATGCATCACGATCAGAATCAGACAATTCTGGGCTTGCAAGTTGATAAGTAATTGAATCGAATACCGCTTGAGGATAGGCTCTAAGGGCTAAATAGAATTCAGCTTGATTCTCTGCATCTATTGCTTGGTCAAGAGTGGTATTGATTACCTGACCAAGCTCTCCATAAATGCCAATTGAAGCCATATCTGAATCTGTGTAACTTGAATTCTGATCCTTTTTGTATTTGATTGTAACCTTATTGCGAATATCTCCAGAGCGGGTAACTGTTCTAAAACCTGCTCCTAGGGCATCATTGGCTGATAAATCAACGTATCCATTGGTTGAAAAGTATTCGGTTCTATGAGTGCTATCTGCGTAACTAATACGACCTTGAGGATCTTCATATAAATAGCCAAGTCCAGAATTGGCAATAAGTGAAGCAATTGAATAGTAATCAGATGAACTGCTATCCCTAGCATCTAGTTCATAGTCGCCTGGTCTATCTATTTCACCCAAGCCAGTATTAAGAGCTTCTGCCCATTGCTCGGTTGCGTCATAAGTTGCCCAAGTAGTGGCGGCAGGAACGGCATTCCATTGAGCAAATAACAAGGTTGATAACAACGCATACATTTGGTCGCCATCTTGGTCTTTTGCCAATACGCCAGTAGTAATGCTCTTAGGTAGTTTAGAGAGAGCGCCTAGGGCAGTAATCTCAATGCGCTGGTTGTAGCCTTGTGATCCGATTGAATTGATTGTTACGGCTAAGTCTGTAATAGTGCCGCCGAATATAGGCACGAAGGTGTTAGTTGAATCTTTGACTTCAATAGTAACCGAATCATTGATTTCCATCGGAATGGCAGATTGGTCAAAATTAAGAATAGCCAGTTGGCAATAACCAGCGACAGGCTGAGAGTAGATGTTGGTTCGCCCAGAGCTAATGTTTAGGTTGGCAAGAGTTAGGTTTGTGTAAGTAACCCCATCAACAATAACCCGCCAAACTGGATTCCATTGAGTCATTAGAAGCTGACTGCTCCAATAAGCCCAGAAGCTCCTAGAGTTCCTCTGGCTTGTGAATCATTGAGAAGCTGCACGATTTGGCGGGCAGTGCTTTCAGAATCTAGCGCTCCTTGAACTGTAAAGTTGTAGATGTTCTGCTCGGTCTTTGTAAGCTGAGAATCATAACCAGCAGTCGGCATCATGGCTGAAGGCATACCAGAGACATTGGACAAGGCTACGCTGGCAGCGGCTTTGACTGCATTGCTAACGCTTGCACCAGCCTTGCTAGTAGAACCCGTAGCAGCTGCAACACCGCCCACTTTATTACCAGAAGTCGTTGGGAAGGTTACGTTTATCTTGCTAGAACTACGGCTGTAATCGCTAGTGCTTCCAGTGGATCCTGCGCCTAGTTTATCGAGTAATGCGACATCGCTACCGCCCCATAGGTTATTAGCGTAGTTATAGGCTTTGATTAAGGCATTGATTCCATCAATTGCCAGGTTAATCGAACCACGAATGCCAGCGGTAATCTTGGCAATTATTGGAGAGATGATATCCAAGACTAAACCAAACGCATCGCCAGCGGCTCTAATAGCGCTGACCAGGGTGGTCTTTAGAATTGGAACCAAATACTTTGAGATAAAGTCCCAGACATCTTTGAAGAGCGTAAGCAACGGTTCTAGATCATCTTTGTTATCTACAAACGCATCGCGCACTTTATTGAACGCATCGCGAAGAGCGCCAAATATAGGAATAAAGAATTCTTTAACAAAATCACGAAGGCGTCTAAATGCTGGCTCTACGGCTTGACCAAGTTTATCTGAAATATCCTGAATGGCTGGAATAAGCTTCTGCACTGTCAAAGTGACTAGTGGAGTAATAGCAGTAAGAATATAAGAGCCGACGGTTTCCTTGCCTTCGTCAAATGCTATCTTCAAGCGGTTTAACTTACCTTCGAAGGTGTTAGCCTCTTGTTCTGCAAAGCCTTTAAAAGTTCCTCTTAAGGAAACGTAGGCAGCATCGAAATCTTTGCTTTTTAAAATGTTCTGATCTATGCCTAAGCCAAGTCTGCCCAGAGCCTGAGTATTACCATCGTAAGCTTTACCCAGAGCGTTAGCGATTGTTTCTAATGGCTTGCCAGTGGCGCTTGAAATATCTAATGCAAGATTTAGAAGCTTTTGACTCTCTTCAACGTCTTTGGTTGAACGTGTAAGCCTTGCGAATGCTGGTCGTAGTTCATCATCGGTTACACCCTTAGCCAGTGAGACTTTAGTGATCCAAGTTTCAACGGCAGCGATTTGTTGACGAGTTGCGCCAGTAGTGTTCTCAATAGTCTTGGCAAGAGTTCTCTGAGCGGCTTCATCTGCGGCTGCATTCTTAACCGCCTCGACTGCGAATTTAGCGGCTGCCGCGCCGACTGCTACAAACGCTGCAGCGGCAATAGCGCCAAACTTGCTTATCTTATCGCCGAAGCTATCTACATCTTTTGAGCTTTTATTTAGGCTATCGGTTAAACCTTTAACCTCGCCCAGAATGGCTAACTTAAGTGTTCTTGAATCAGATGCCATTAAAACTCCTTGATTATCTTAGAGAACGCTTCTTGCCATTCTTTAATAATATAAGGCTGGGCTGCCTTGAGTGTTGGGAAGATAAAGTAACCTTTATTGCCACGCCCTAGGTTTGGAGTCCTATTTGGGAATTGCGGGAATCGGTTAGATCCGAATTCCATTCCACCCCATAGGCTTTTAGTAGTTCCACCGCCAGAGAATCTCTGAGAAGCGAAACCTAAACTAATCTCGCCGATCTTGGAAGTTTTGGAAACCTTGCCATTATCAGCAATTCTAGTTGCTACCTTTGTCGCTACGGTTCTAGTTCCTGCAGCTTCTTTAATCTTTCCTAATGCGTAATCTGCCAGAGCGCCTGAAACCTTTTTGGCTTCACTTACTGCAGTGTCATCCATGGCTTTGAAGGCTTTGACTACTTCTCGGATCTCTTTCCGATTGTAGGCTTCAACCTCTGCCTGATTCATGACGCTCCTTTAAGATTTCAAATGCGGTGAGAATATCCTCAGCTGTCTGCCATTCGCTCATCGGTATTCCAGTCAAAATTGCTAGATTGACTAGAGTCCGATTTATGCTTCCTGGCTCGTAACTTTTGGGTCGGACTCACCTACGATTACATCCGCAACCGTTTCCTGCCATACTTCAAAAGTTTTTACTGGCTTCCCAGCGGCTTCGCGCTTGTGTGCGTGATATGCCAAAAACATTAGATCCCAGATGCCGATATTGTCTTGCGCCTTGGAAATAGTGTTGCCAGTTGCCTTTTCCCATTTAGCCCACTCTGGCGGTTGAGCAGTGTAAGTTGCCTGTTCGCCAGAGTTAAATTCGATGGTTATTGGTAGTTTCATTTTTGCTCCCTAGTTTTTTGTTACGAGAAGTTCTCTGTTGGTGTTCCAACTACAAGCATAGACCATGAGTCAGTTTGCGCTCCTGGAGCAGCTCCGCCTACGGCTGGAAATACTGGGAATGCAGTTCCTGTGAACACTGCGCCAGTTGTAGCAGTAATTGAATAAGCAAGAGCAGTGTTTGGTGCAGTTTCGGCTGCAGTCCACATTGCTTCGAATAGTGAACCAGATGCGCCCCAGTCAGCTAGAAGTTCAACTGCAAGAGTCCACTGATCGTCAGTGTGCTTGTAAGCCTTGCCATCTAGTGTTTGGTAGGTATCGATTACTGGTGAATTTGTCAAAGTAACGCTAGTTGTTTGTCCATCATACGCTGATGAAGCGATGGTGAAAGTAATGTCGCGCCCTGTGATAACGGTTGTTGCCATTGGGTTTTCTCCTTAGTTGGTTTGCGTGTAGTAGGTTGCCACGCTTATATCTGCGACAAGCAAATTGCTAGCGCCTACTTGTGTAACGGTTGGACGTTGAACTGCTCCTACTTCATATCCCGCTGGGATTGCAGAAACAACACTTATGATGAGCTGCTCGATATTGTCGAGAGATGCTGGGTTGCTGTTATAAGCAACGCAGACTGTGATTGTGTAATTAAGTTTGCAGTGAAAAGTTGACTTTCCAATTGTGTCAAATTCGATATAGGGTGAATCTGGAACGACCACGATTGCTGGTGGAATTACTGTCTCCGGAACGAAGGCATAAACATTGCCAGCAACGCCAGCAAGTGCAGTTGCCAACGGTTGCCTAACGGATGAAAGGATCGTTGATGCGGTCATTGAACAATTGACTCCACATCGATATAAGCCCCTAGTAAGCCGACGCAGCGGTTGAATAGTGAGCGCCCCATCCGATACGGAGTAGGAGTGAAATCCACTCCTTCAATTTGTCCGCCAGGAGCGACTCTGGACTGAAAGACTTCAACTGAAACAACTAGAACGGCTGACTCTACTGCTGAGACTCCGACATAAGTCGAAGCGCCTGAAAGAGTTGCTAAGCCAGAAGGAATTACATTTCTTGGAAGAATATCTGCGTTTGTAAGAGCTACTGAGAATTCAAAATCTGAAGGAACGGCAGTAATTGTGAAAGTGCCGTTGAATGGTGATCCGCAGCCAGTGATAACAACTGATTGGGTTAAAGAAAATTCGTGAGCGCCTAGAGTGTGATAAGTAGCAACATTATCTTCTAGTTCGACTGCATCAATTGGTTGGGCATATTTTGTGAGCATAGGAAGAATCACTTGCTCAGCGGTATCAATAATATCTGTTAAATATGCGTCGGAATAGAGAGCGGTAGAGACGCCAAGAATAGAGCGCAATTCAGCGACTGTAACTATTGATGCCATGTCTCTACCTCTCTATAACGACTGGGGGAGTCGGGAGCAACCCCCCCATGATTAGTTTTTGGTTACGCTACTGAAAGGAAGCGGAACGCGGTTGGGTAACGGTTCACTACTGCGCAGTATCCGTATAGTCCGATGTCAAGCTGACCATTTGCAACTACTGCAGTGCGTAGCTGGATTTGTGCTGACTCGTGGAAGCGCATTGCTGCTGATGGGTAGACGAGTGCGTACTTAGCACCTGCATCGTTACCTGTGTAGTTTGGATCAACAACAAGTGAAAGTCCTGCGACTGTTCCTTGTGTTGAACCTTGAGCAATTAAGCCACCTGCATTTTGAGGAACTGCAGCCGCGAATAGTGGGCGACCAGAACCATCAACTGCGCCAAGCAAACCAGAATAATCAATTCCAGCTTCTCCGCCTGAGTTTGCAACGAGCAAACGGTTTGGAGTAAAGCGCATTACGCCAAATGAATCAGCGATACCATCTGCAATTGACTTGTAGATTGTTGAACCTGTTGAAGCTGCTGAGTTTTGTGCAGCGATGTTTGCAGCATAAGCATCTGTCTTTTGTGCGTATGACGCAGCGAGTTCACGAATATAAAGATCCAAGAATGATGGGTCTGAACGATCAACCAATTCAACGTCTAGACGGCCAGCGCCTGCAAACTTGACTACTGTATCTTCTTGGAAGGTTACTGCAGTGTCTGTTGATGAGAATTCAGCACCTTCTGCAGTTAGCGCAACTGTTGCTTGTGCGCCTAGCTTAGGTGTGAAGATTTTCATTCCTGATGCAGGAAGTGCAGCACGCTCGATTGAATCGATGAATGGACGTGATGAATCGATGATACCGATAACGTCGCGTAGGTAGTTAGGTGGAACCATACCTGTGTTTTCTGCAACTGTTGCAACTTGTAGTGCTGCGATTAGATCGCGAGCATCTGAGTCGCCGCGTGATGCAGCTAGTTGTGCCTTAGCAACTTGACCAGCGGTAACATTTAGGTTAACGCGTGGAGATGAATACATAACTGGCGCTGATGCGCTGACAGTTACTTCTGACTTTGCAGCTTCTACCGCTTCGGTAGTTACTGACTCTGAAACGGTTTCGGACACTAGGTCTTCTCCTTCTGGTTTAATATCTGAATCATTTGATTCAGAAACTTCTGTCTCTGTCGCTGCTACTTCTGTAACACGAGCAGAATCAATTGCTGGATCTGTAACTAAACTTGTTTCTATCATTTGGGATGATGAAATAACCATTGAACCTTCTACGTTTTTCCATTCGTTCAATTTAATACCCACTGAAAAACCATCGCGTAAGCCCTCAGCTGCCTCAAGCAGACTATCGTCACCGGCAATAGTTCCCGCAATTTTGAATGATGCTTCAATACCAGAATCAGTAACTTCGTAGCTCATAAGTTTTCCGATTGGTCGTGTGCGGTCATGCTCTAAAAGTAATTTGACATTCTTAGGAATTGTTATTGAATCTTTTGCAAATACTGTTTTACCTGCAGAAGTAAAACCTTCTTCGCCCCAGGTAACTATGCGTCCTGTAAGGGTTCGGGTTTTTGTATCAGCTGCGGTCAGCGTAATTGGTAGATTTACTTTCATTTAAGTAGATCCTCTTCCTCTCGGATTTCTTCAACGCTCATTGCGCCGATTCTGTTTAGGATTTCGTAGACTTGCGCACGTTCTAATGGATTTCCGCGTAGGAACTCATCTAGTGAGAAACGGACATAATTACCAGCTGGCACGAAGTCTGGTTGGCTTAAACGTTGTTCAATTGCAAGAAGAATATTGCGACCGCCGAAGTCAATTAATGAACGGCGCTCATTGATTGCGTTTGAATAGGTCATTGATGTTGATTCGGCGGAAGCAAAGAAGGCCGGGATGTTTAATGCGCGGCATAATTCAAGCGCGACATATTGTCTGGCTTCATTTAGTTGAAGTTTGTTTGGATCAATACCCATTGCCTGAAGTTCAACGTCAGCATTTAGGAATGCAGTGCTGCGGTTAGTTCTAGCAACGCGCCATGATTCAAGAAGTTTTGAAATTCTTTCAGAAGTTAAGTTTGTGCCATTAGATTTTAGAACCATCATTGGAACTGGTTCTTTGGCAAATTGTTCTGCGGCATTTTCCAACGCGATAGCAGCTCGGATAGTGCGTCCAGCGCGATTTAGAAAACCTTCATCTAGTCCGTTGAAAACTACAAGAGAGCCAACGCCAAATGGTGGAACTTTAATGTTATCAACTGAGTAGCCGATAATTTCAGTGCCAAGAGAATTCAATTCTGGTAATACGCGATCAGGTGAAATGCGTGTCCATTCTTGAATGCGACCATCCGCATACATAGACATTACAATTCCGTAAGAGACTCCTAAGAATAGTAAATCTTCCGCGACGTAACTATAAACTGCAGAACCAGGAACGCGTGGATCTGGTTGATTGATTACTCGGTTAGGTTCAACGTGTGAACCTGTTGACTTTACATATTGTTCTAGTGGAAGAGTAGCAAGAGAACACAAAATGTTTCTGCCACGAGCGATTGTTGGAACTGCCATTGCAGAAGCTCTTGAAGCGGTTGCAACTGGGTAAAGCCAGTTGTTGACTAAACCATTATTAGGTGCAGGATACGCAGCGGCATCTACTGTTACTGGCGCTGGCGCAACGGTTGGTAAAAAGAAGTCTTTGATTCCCATTGAGACAATTTTATCATAATTGTCCAACTTTAGACATTTAGCCTAGGTGTGTCTAACCTACAAAGATGTCAACTTCTGTCTCTGGTCGTGTTGC